TAACATCTTGGAAATCCCACACACTTGTTGGCTTAACCTCCCCGCGTTCTTTCAGGTATTCCCACTCAAAGATACTCCATTGTCCTTTGTTCGGCATGTATCGCGGATGAAGATACCATTGCTTTTCAAGTGCCGTTTTCCTCTCCCAGCGCCATCGTCCTTGGACTCGTGACGTTTTCATTGGCTCGATTCGCAGATAGCCATCGGGAGTCTCGTCGTCGTTATTTCCCACGATGAACTCGCCAGATGATTCAGAATAGAAGAATGGATAGAACAAGTTCGGACGATCCTTTCTCTCGTCTTGATCACCCCGCTTTCGCAAGTCTTCTTCGCGATATTTATCACCATTCTCGTCCATTTTAGAATAGCGGGAAACGACTTTATCCTCCGGTTCAAAACCTGAAAGCTTCAACGCTGATGACTTGCGATAAATCGTGATGCTCTCATGCGCTGTGGCGATGTATTTGTCATCAGAACGCCCCGAAGGTTTATTCACGCAGGAAATCTCCGATACGAAATTTGCTACACCAAAGATTTCATCTAGCAGCAGACGGAGGTAGGGCTGTTCATGGTAGTCAAGGCTAACAAAAATGACCCCGTCGTTGCGAAGAAACTCCCTTAACAAGGCCAGTCTCGGATACATCATACACAGCCAGCGGTCATGCCGATCAAGCGTCTCTCCTTCTTTACCGATGGTTTTGCCCTCCAACGCTTCCTTCAACCACTTCTGCATCGCGGGGCTGTTGACGTTGTCGTTGTAGGCCCAGCCCTCGTTGCCCGTGTTGTAAGGCGGGTCGATGTAAATGCATTTCACTTCGCCCTTGTAGTAAGGAAGCAATGCCTTGAGCGCGACAAGGTTGTCGCCTTCCACGATCAGGTTGCCGCTGCCGGGGTCGCCGCAGGAGAGATCGGGCACGTCCTTGAGCAGATGGAACGGAACCTCCAGGTGATGGTTGACGACGGCGTCCTTGCCGATCCAGTTGAGTGTGGGCATGCGGGTTGATGTCTAAGGGAAGATGATGGTGAATGGAATGAAAACCTATGTGCGAAAGGTGCGATAGCTGTCCTCGCTGGGATCGAAGGTGGACTTGGGATCATCGAAGCGGATTTCCTCGTCCTCGTCGTCGGCCTCCCATGCGGTGACTTGTTGGCGCGCCATGGCGCCATCGACGCGGAACTCGACGCCCCAGCCGTCGCTGAACTTTTTGAACGGGTTTCCTTTGATGCCGATGAGATCGACGAGGAATTTCCGGGCGACGGACACTTGTTGCCTTTCGGCATCATCGCTGCGGCGCTGGGTGATGCGCCCGCCATTGGCCAGCCTGCCGAGGAGACCGAGAGTGTTGTTGATTTCGTTGTCGTGGACCGGTTTCATCCTGAGTTGCGCCCAGGCTTGAAAGGTGTCCTCGCCCCGGATGCTGAAATTCAAACCATCGCGGCGCATGGTGATGACGAGGTCTTTCCACTGCCAGTCCTTCTTCGGGGTGAAGAGTTGGTTGCGGGCGGGGCTGCGCTTGCCACGGGGTGGCCGCTTGGAGGGCGCGATGGAAAGTTTTTCCAGTCCTGCCGTGGTTGCGAGCACGCGGACGTGGACATCGTGGCCGGCGGCGAGGGCGGCAACTTCGGAGGTGTAGCCGGTGGAGACGGGAAACAGTGCGATGCCGCGTGGCATGCCACAAATCCCCGCCTTCATGACGGCCTGCCGGGAGCGAGAGTCGGGGATGAAGAGGTGAACGGGACGCGGGTTATCGCGATCCGATGACAGCGAACCGATTTCGTGGAAACAGGTATCACTCCAGCGCGGTGATTCGGCGGCGTCGAAGCCGAGTTTTTTCGCCAGCATCGCGGAGAGCGCCCGCAGGTCCGGTGCGAGGCGGACGTACGAGGATCGCGGCACGCGGAGCGGCGGGCGATGGGCTGGAATGGCCGTGCTGAAGGCGATGAAGTCGCCGGTGGGCGGTTTTTCGAGTTCGAGAATTTCGCTGGGGCAATCCGGGTCCTCGATGGAGTCCACGGTGCCACGAGGTTGGAGTAAGGCGCTCCATGCTTCAAAATCCCCGCCCAATGCGGCCTGCCATGCGGCACGGGTGGCACCGATCTTGCCGAAGAGGTCAATGGTTTGCCAGAGCTGGAGCATGGGAAAGGAGGTTGAACGGGCAGTCGTCGAGCCATTGCCTAACAACCGGGTGATGAATGTCGCCCCGGATCACATCATGATCCGGGCAGATGACGACGGACGGGGATTTCCGCTCGCCTTCGACGCCGAGTGTGAAACGGGCGCGCACGAGATGGAATGAACGGAGGAAGTCCGAGCCATGTTCTTCGAGTTCGTCGAACACGTTGTCGCCACGAATCACAATGGAGCGTGGGGCACCGCGCCGCTGGATCTGCAATTCGCGCAACATCGGCGCGGCGGAGTCATCCAGTTCGGTGGGATTCAGGCAATCGCGACCACGGCGGATGGGTTCGAGGGTGAATCGCTTGGAAGGGACGAGGATTCGCTTTTCGCCGAAGATATGCTCCGAGAAAACGCTGCGATAGGTTTCCCTGATCCCCTCGCTGCGTCCGGAGAGAAGCACCTCGCCGGTATGATAGACGAATGCGACGTCATGTTTGAGAAGCCGCAGGGCGCGGGTATCGCGCTTGTTTTCGTCGTCAAGAATCTCGAACCGCTTCACATGCTCGCCATGGCGGATCAGGAAGGCGTGACCATCCTCGTCATCAAATGCAAGCACCTCGCAGGTGGGGCTGTCGAACAGGTCGGCGCATGCAAATTCGAGATCCTTTTCCATGGCCCGGCAGATGGCGCGGTCCGGAGTCACGGGCCGGTGCCCCTTGCCGGGACTGAAGCATTTCATGGTGCGGCCGCGGTCGATGCTGAACTTGGTGTAGATGCGTTCGAGGGCTGTGCGGTCCATCAGCCAGACCTTGACGGCGATGTCGCCCGCCGAGTCACCCTTTTCCTGCACCTTGCGCACCAATTCACCATCCACCATCCGGAGTTCGTCGAGGCCGGCGTTGGAACTGAGGGTGTCGAGCATGTCCACGGCATCAAGGAACGCGCCGGGGCAGGTGCTGGGTGGCGAGACGATGAGGGCGGAAAGTTGCTCAAGCTGCGCGTCGTTCAAGGATGAACCGCTGAAGTCCATGCCGCGTTCCCGGAAAAAATCGTTGAAGCACCGCAAGAGCTTGAGCAGCGTCTCGGGCTTGATTTTGCGTAGGAATTCGGGGTTTCCGAAGCGTTTGATTTTCGGTTTGGCCATGGCTGGTTGTGGGACGGTTGGGATTGGTTAGAAAAGGGACGGCTGGCGGGATTGTTCGAACCACCACTTGCCAAGGCGGATCGAAATCATGCGGCGGCTGACGTTGAAAAGCGCGGCAAGCTCGCGCTCGGCGGCGGTCACGCGTGCCTCGAATGTATCGGGACCTGATAGAACACCCGGGAGATAAGCGCGGGCGGCTTCGATCACGAGATGCTTCGGCAGCAGGATGGCGGCCATGGCGAGATTGGCCTGATATTCCCACCACTCGAACTTGGGCACTTGTTCCATTCCTGCCTCCGCGCGGCACATGAAGCCCTCGGCGCTCACGCTGTCGAAAACGCCCGTGCCATCATCCAAGAGCCGCGAGGTGGCTTCACGCTCCAGTTTCTCGATGAAAAGTTGGTTGTGAAAAATACCATGTCCGACTTCGTGGGCCAGCGTCGAGCGGACGCGCAGGCGACTGACCGGATCATCCTGTTCGGCGAGTTCGCGGTTGACGATGATTCGGCACAGTCCGCGCCGGGTGAACTTGGCGCATCCCATGATCTGATCCGGCAGGGTTTCATATTCCTCCTCGAAGCCAAACAAGAGATAGATGAGGCGCTCGATGCGGATTGGACCGGGTGTTTCGGGCAGCAAATCCGCCGAAGCAAGAGCCTCGCGGCACATGCGCTCGATGTCATTTTCGGGGATGTAGAGTCGCCGACAGAAGGGGCCGGCTGCTTGGCTTCCGGCATTCATGGTTTTTTCGGCAACCGCTCCGAAATATCCATGATCTCGGATGGGGGGATGTTTTTCTCTCGCACCGCATCGACGAATTTGCGGAAGGCGAGGCTGTATTGGGTGTCCTGTTCGATAAGTTCCTCCATCTGCCGGGACGGCGGGCGGGTGGAGTATTGCAGCAGGTGGTCGAGCTCGGTATCGAGTGCGGTGGCCATTTTCTCAAGCAGGGCTTCGGACGGACGCCGGTTGCCCTGTTCGATGTCGCGGACGTGGGGAGCGGACGCGCCGACCAATTCCCCCATCTCTCGGAAGGAAAGTCCTTTGGCGAGGCGGAGTTCCTCAAGTCGCTGACCCAATGTCATCTCAGGCATGTAAGCAGCGTTGCTTCGATGCCACGCCGCGTCAATTCTGTATTTTCGCGTGCTGCGATTTTTGGGTGTGTGAGGACACTGGCGTGGATGTGTGAGGACTCTCACACATGGAAATACCAGAATTTGGAGGCAGACGGAAGCATCTATTATCCTCTGAAAGTCAGTTGATTGTGATCTTGGTGGCATGACGCGGGGCGGGTGAGCCGGGTGCGTGTGTGAGGACTCACACAAGAACGAAGCGACGGCGGTCATTTGACACCCCGCCGCATTCGCCAGATGCAAACCAACACCAAATCCACCAATCCCCTGGCCATCCGCCGGGGCCGAATCCCCCGACCGCAGAAGGTCGTCATCTACGGACCCGAAGGCGTCGGCAAATCGACGCTCGCCGGCCAAACCCCGGAACCCGTCTTCCTCGACACCGAAGGCGGCACCCATCACCTCGACGTCGCCCGTTTCGATGCGGCGACCACTTGGGAGGAAATCACCGCCGCCGTCACCCAGCTCGCGAAGGCGGATCACCCGTTCAAGACGCTGGTCGTGGACACGGCCGACTGGTTAGAAAAAAGGCTGGCTGAACACCTGTGCCGGAAGTCGAACAAGGAATCCATCGAGGATTTCGGCTACGGCAAAGGCTGGGTGATTCTCGCCGAGGAATTCGCCAAGTTTCTCGCGTCGCTCGATGCTCTGCTCGCCCGCGGGATGCACGTCGTGTTTCTCGCCCACTCGACGGTGCGCAAGTTCGAGGCCCCGGATCAGGCAGGCAGCTACGACCGCTTCGAGTTGAAGCTCAGCAAGCAGGTTGCTCCGCTGCTCAAGGAATGGGCTGACGTGGTGTTGTTCGCGACCTACGTCACCCGGACCGTCGAGAAGGACAGCGGCAAGCTGCGCGGCGTCGGTGGCAAGGAACGCGTGCTTTTTGCAAATCACGCAGCAGCGTTCGATGCGAAGAACCGCCACGGTCTTCCCGACAAGCTTTCGTTCACCGTCGAAGCCCTGGCTCCGGTGTTCGGCGCGGCGGCGGTGTCGGGGGGCACCGCTGCCGCAAAGCCGACACCCGCCCTGGCCGCGAAGTCCCCGACCGAGTCCCTGACCGACCGGATTTTCGCCGCCTTCCAGCATAAGGCGGACATGGCCAATGTGGTCGATTTCCTCGTCGCCCGCGGCCAACTTGGCTACACCCAGGAAGGACCGCTCGAATCCATCGACAACCTGGATCCGGACTACGCGGCCCGGATGCTGGCGGAACCTGACCGGTTCGTCGCCACGGTCAACGAGTGGGCCGCCGCCAACCGGAAGGAGGGAACGCCATGAGCGCCCTCCGTCCATCGAACCTGCCGAAGCTGGCGATATGCCCATGCTACGAGAGTAATCCCGTGGCCGGCCCCGCCGCCGAGCGCGGCACCTTGTTAGACACCGCGTTCCGCGCCGAACTGCTCGGACTCGAAGAACGGTTCGTGATCGCCAACAAGCTGACGGCTGACGAGATCGCCGCGGTTTCCTGGTCGGTCTCGATGGTGCGGGCGATGTCCGGCCGCGAGCGGGTGCTTGCCCGCGAGGACGATTGCCGGGTGAAGATTCTCAACCTCACCGGCACGGCGGATGCCATCGTGCCGACCAAGCTCGCCCACTTCGATCTGAAGACCGGGGCGCGGCGCAACTACCGCGAGCAGATGGCGGCCTACGCGCTCGGATTGATGGGCGCGCACTTTGCCGGCGAGTGGACGGCGCACCTGTTGTTCTGCGACCAGCGTGAGATCGAAACGCACAAATTCACCTACGAGGAAGCGCACGCCATCGTCGATCAGGTCGTCAAGGCGTTCTACGACCCGGGCAAGCAGCCGAATCCGTGCGAATACTGCGGATGGTGCGCCAAGGCGGATACCTGCCCTGCCCGGTTGGCGATGGTTGGCGAGACCCTGACCGTCACGGAACCCGGATTCGATTTCGACGCATTGCTTGCTGATCCGGAAAAGCTCGGACGGTTTCTATCAGCCTGCGCGGTGGTCGAGGACTTCCGCGAGCGGGCGAAGAAGATCGCCACCGAGCGGATCAAGACCGGCGGCGAGGTTCCCGGCTGGAAGCTCGTCACGCGCAAGGGCAGCGAGTTCGTCGATTGCGAAACGGTCGGCCACCACATCCAGGGGATGGGTTTCGGCCCGGTGCTCGCGGCCTACGGAAATCTATCAGCCACCAAGTTCCGTGACCTGTGGAGCCAGCGGATGGCCAGCGAAAAACCATTCCCGGAAGAGGCGGTGAAGCACGCCGCGCCTTCCACCTATCTCAAACAAACCAAAACCAAACCAAACTAACACCATGCCATCATACACAGCATCCACCCCAAGCGAACGTCCCGAATTTGTCGAACCGGGCGATCATGAAGTCGAAGTCGTCGATGCGATTGAAACAATCAGCAAGGGCGGCCACGAGATGATCGAGCTGAAGCTCAAGACATCCGCTGGCAGCTACCTCTACGACTTCCTCGTCTTCATCCCGACCGCGTTCTGGAAGATCGACGCCTTCCGCGCCGCCACCGGGGAAGTGGTGGAGCCCGACCAGGACGTCGAGATCACCGCCGATCACGTCATTGGCCGCACCGGCACCGCTCGACTCACCGTCGAGGAATACAACGGCAAGAAACGCAACAAGGTCGCCGCCTGGATCATCGGCAGCAGCAATTCCAAGCAACCCGCACCTCGCAAATCCAGTGAACCCTTCTGACACCGAAGCTGACAAGCCATGGGACGCAGGGAGAGCCTGGCGGATGTTTGAAGAACTTGCCACGACCATGTTAGGGAGTAGAGCACTCGCCAAGGCATGCGTGGATCACTTCGACTACGCTCTGAAACTCCGCACCGGCGAGGTCATCCGTTTCACGGATGCTGAGATCATTCGACCGGGTTGGATTCATCTGGAGGTGTGTGAGCCTGCCGCCCAGCCGCGCATGAATCGACTGCCGTTCATGGCAGACAGAGGGATCGACGTCCGGATCGACGACATCGTGTGGGTCATGGATGCGCCCGAAGGAAGTTAAACATTTCACCAAATAAAATATGTCAGATTCAACAACCAATCGAATGGGCCTCCGCGCCTATCAAATGAAAGCCCGGCAGGACATCCACAAGGGATTTGAGGAATTCGACCGCCAGCTCGCGGTGGTGCCGACCGGTGGAGGAAAAACCATCATTTTCAGCCGTCTGGCTGAGGACCTGCAGCCGCAGCGCACGTTGATCCTCGCCCACCGCGAGGAACTCATCACCCAGGCGGTGGACAAACTCGCCACGGCGACCGGCATTGAGGCTCAGGTGGAAATGGGCGAAGAACGGGCGTCACTCGACGCGCCGGTCGTCGTCGCCTCCGTCCAGACGCTCATGCGTGAAAAGCGCCGTGAGCGGTGGCCGCGGGATCACTTCGGCCTGGTCGTCGTCGATGAAGCGCACCACGCGCTAGCCGACAGCTATCTCAACACGCTCGGTCATTTCCACAACCATGCGAAGGTGCTTGGTGTGACGGCCACGCCCGACCGCGGCGACAAGAAAAACCTCGGAAAATACTTCGAGAACATCGCCTGCGAGATCACGATGCTTGATCTGGTCAAACAGGGATGGCTCTCGCCAATCCGGGTGAAAACCGTGCCGCTTGAGGTGGACCTTCGCGGTGTGCGGACCACGGCGGGCGATTTCAGCGCCGACGACCTCGGCCATGCGCTCGAACCGTATCTCGAACGTATCGCGGATGTGATGGTGGAACATCGTCACCGCAAGACGCTCGTGTTCCTGCCCTTGATCGCGGTGTCGAAACGCTTCGCGCAAATCTGCCGCGACCGTGGGTTGTTGGCCGAACACGTCGATGGCCAGACGACCGAACGGCAGGCGACGCTTGAGCGGTTCAAGCGGGACGAGACGCGCATTCTCACCAATGCGATGCTGCTCACAGAAGGATACGACGAGCCGTCCATCGACTGCGTCGTGTGCCTGCGACCAACCAAAATCCGCGCGCTGTATTCGCAGATCATCGGTCGCGGCACTCGCATCTGGCCCGGTAAGGATCACTTGCTCGTGCTGGATTTCCTCTGGCAGGCCGAAGAACTCAATTTGGTCAAGCCGGCCCACCTGATCGCCGAAGACGAAGCGGATGCGAAGGCACTCACTGAAAAACTCGGTGCCGAGGGCGACCTCGAAGAGGCACGCGAGGAAGTGAATGCGGACCGCACCCGTTCGCTCACCGAGCGGCTTCGCGCCAACCGCACGCGTCGCGGCAGTGTGCTCGATCCCCTGGAGCTTGCCGTCTCCCTCAACGAAGCGGCCTTGGCCGACTATGTCCCGACCATGCGCTGGCAGGCGGACGCGCCCACGGCCAAGCAGCTCGATGTGCTGGCCAACTTCGGCCTCGATACCATGAACATCCTGACCAAGGGGCACGCGTCGCTGATCCTCGACCGCCTCATCACCCGTCGCAAGCTTGGTCTGGCGACGCCGAAACAGGTCCGCGTGATGCGCCGCTACGGCCACCAACGCCCGGAGATCGCCACCTTTGAGGAAGCCAAGGCGTTCCTCGACACTCAATTCGCCCACCGTTGATCCCCCATGGCAAGATACCGATCACCTGGGCTCACCATGGCCTTGCCGCGTCGCACGCTGGAATACCTCCAGCGCGGCGCGAGCGAGGGCATGCGCAATGCCGAACTCTTTGATGCGACCTGCCAGTTCCGCGACGCCGGCCACCCGCTGGAGGAAACGGAAGGTCAACTTCTCGCCCGCGCACTGGCCGACGGGCTGACCGAAGCCGAAGCGCGGACGACCATCCGCTCGGTCTATGCCCGCACGTCAAGGGAGCCACTCGGCGCGGGCATGGCACCAATGCCGAAAGTTTCATCGCCCGCGACACCCAGACGGCCGTCACCAGCTCCGGTTCACCGCGAGCGATCCACGATGGCACTGCCAGGCACCATAGACGACGGCTTCATCCGTTTGCTCGACGCATGTTTCCAGCCGGATGAATTCGTCGCCATCGCACCTGCTGCGGAAACCGACGAGGGCGAAATCGCCCCGCGACGTGGTGTCACGCTCACCGCGAGCGAGTGGAAATCCAAGGTGGCGGCCAAGGGCGGCATCGACCGCGCTTTCGGCACCAAGCTCGGGTTGTTCCTGCGCATCAACCCGATGACCAAGGGCGGGGCGAAGAACGAGGATGTCACCGCGTTCCGCCATGTGCTGGTCGAATTCGACCGCGACGAGGCCGGCAAGCAGATCCCGAAGGAGGAACAATATCATGCGGTGGTCGCCAGTGGCATGCCTGTCGCCGCGTTGATTGACTCAGGCAACAAGAGCCTGCACGCGTGGATCCGGGTGGATGCACCGGACGAGAAGGAATACAAACGCCGCGTCGAAATCATCTGGAGCTGGTTTTCCGGAATCAACTTGGACAAGCAGAACCGGAATCCCTCGCGCCTGTCCCGCTGTCCGGACGGCTGGCGCACGGTCGATGGAGATGTCCGTCGCCAGTCATTGCTCGCGCTGGAATTCGGCGCTGAGTCGTGGACGGCATGGGAGGCGGCACACTCGAATTCCGACCTGCCGCCGATCCTCCCCGGTCATGCCTTCATGGGTCAGCCGGAACCGGAGCCGCCGCAGTTGGTCGATGGTATCCTGCACCAGGGGGCGAAGATGGTGCTCGGTGGCCCGTCGAAGGCACGCAAGAGCTGGTCGTTGATTGACCTCATGCTCTCGGTCTCCACTGGCTCGCCGTGGTGGGGCTTTCCGACACGCCGTGGCCGCGCCCTGTATCTCAACTTCGAGCTTCCGGCGTTTGCACTCCAATACCGGATCACCCGGATCGCGGTAGCGAAGGAGATTTCTGACTTCACCGGTTTCGACATCTGGAACCTGCGCGGCCATGCCACCGACTTCTCTGCGCTGATCCCCAAGATCCTCGGGCGCATCCGCGACACCGGGTATGCCTTGATCCTGATCGACCCGATCTACAAGGGCCTCGGCGCACGCAACGAAAACGACGCCGGCGACATCGCCAGCCTGCTCAATGAAGTCGAGCAACTCGCGGCGAAGTCCGGAGCGGCTGCTGTCTTCGGCGCGCACTTCTCTAAGGGCAACCAGGCGGGCAAAGAGTCCATCGACCGCATCGGCGGCTCGGGTGTGTTCGCCCGCGACCCTGACGTGATCCTGACCATGACACCTCACCAGGAAGACGACGCGCACGTCATCGACCTCACCCTGCGCGCCCTGCCGCCCGTGAAGCCGTTCGTCGTCCGCTGGTGCGAGTCGATCTTCATCACCGACCGGAATGCTGACCCTGCGGCGCTCAAGGCTCCCCAGGGCAATCCCAAGAGCGAGAAGGCCAAGGCGACTTACAAGATGGGCAGCGCGGCCGACCGCTACGCAAGCGCCGTTGAGACCATGCCACCCCTCGCCAATGGTAAGATTCCTCAGGAATCCGCCGTGCTGGCCTATGTCTCCGACCGGATCGCCGAAATCGAAGGCGACTGCACGCTCAAGGAGGCTCAGCGCGTTTTCTACTGCCTCGTCAACATGCGGAAGGGCTCGCCCTTCGTTTTCGACAAAGCAACCCGCCTGTGGAGGGGGTGTCGTCATGGAGTTTGAACCCGTCATTCCAGCAGGGTTTGCACCTCGGATTCAAATTGGTTTGAACCCGTTTGAACCCGTCAGTTCTAACAGAAAAAGCATGATTACAGTAAGCATGCTTACTAGCGGAATTACTAGCGAGCTTACCGTATTATGTAATAATACAGCGCGAACAACCTTATGGATTGTCGCGCGCGCTGAGATGCTTGTTTTGAAAACAGCATCAGCGCAGTTGATTTGGAGTCGCCGGGAAGGAGGTTCAAAATGAATCCCCGGAAGAGAAAGAACCCCCGGCCGATCAAGGAGTCACCTTTCTTGCACCTCTGGCCTGAGCTGGCATTCATGCCTCCGCTCAACCACTGGCCGGACAGGTCGCAGCCGTTCTCGCCGGAACAAAGCGGAGTGATCCATTGGCTGACACAGGCATTTTGTTGCGACATCCAGACGGCAGACAAGATCTTCCAGTCTGCGCGCAGCAAGGGAGTCTTGCGCTTCAATCCCGTCACCAAGCTTTGGTGCGGCGTGAAAGGAGGTCAGCCATGAACTCCGACGACTACGCCAAAAAGCAGGCGAAGAAGGATGCCCAATACGAACGGGACTACGAGGCCTGGGTGAAGTCGATGACTCTCGATGAACGTCGGGAGGCTGAGAAGCTCGGTCTGCTCAAACCCTGCCTGCAACGCCACGGCAACGGAGCCGCCGACCACGACATGGCCGAATCATCACGAGCAAGCCACACGCCGGACATCGCGGCCTTGGTCGATCATGACGTCGAAAAGGTCGGCGCTGTGACGCATGACGCCATAGACGCACTTCGTCTTTTCGTCGCCGACCTGATCGCGGAAGGGAACACCCGACTCACCGTGGAGTGCCTGGCAGTCGCTCTGGGACTCAGCGCTTACAACGGCGAGAGCATGACCGCAATCGCCAACCGCCACGGAGTCACCCGCGCCGCCGTCTCCAAGCGCTGTGTTGACATCATCACTCACCTGAACCTCCCGCCCTCCCGCGCCATGCGTAGCGAGAAGGCACGCAAGATTTACCGAAACTCACGAACCAAACACCATCGAAAGAAAAAACATGGACACCCTTACCGACCTGCAAGCAATCAACAATAAATTCACGATGTCCCGATGCAGCATTGAGTTTCACGGCGACCTCAGCTTCGAGGAGTGGGAATCAATCGGCCGAAAGCTCGGCAACGCTGAACGCTCCATCGGTTTCATGATTGGAGACTGGATCAACTACGCCGAGAACAAGTGGGGCGAGAAATACAACGAGGCCATCGCCTGCACAGGGCTGGAATATCAGACGCTGGCAAATTTCGCCCATGTGGCGCGAAAGGTGCAATTTTACTCGCGAGCGGAAAATCTCACCTTCAAACATCATGCCGCAGTTGCGAAACTGAAAGATCCCGAGGAGCAAAAATACTGGCTCACCCAAGCCGAGAAACACGCGCTCAGCTATCGCCGCCTCCAGAAGTCCATCAACTTCGGTCGCATTGCCACCGAGAAGGAAGTCGAGGGAGATCCAGCCGACCGAGGCTATGTCACATACCTCGCCCTGCTCAACCGCATCCGCCGCTGGTGGGCGCGTGAAACCCAAAAACTGCCCGTCGAGGAATGGGATGAAGATCGCCGCGAGGGACTCAAGAAGGACTTCAAGCTGATCCTCGACATCTACGAAGCACTATGACCGCCATGCTCATCCAGGTCGTCATTGCCCTCGCCATCATTCCGACCGCGCTGGTCTTCGCATGCTGTGTTGCCAGCTCACGGGCCGAGCGTCGCGCCACCGAAATCTACAACCGCAGGGAGAGCCGGAGCTCCAGTGAGAGTCATACCCTCACTTGCGCGGGTTCAACTCCCGCCCCTGCAACCACTCACCCGATCATGACCACTCCGATCCAGCGCCTCACGCGACTCCTCGATGAAGGCGCAAAATTCATCGTCGAACTGCCGGGGCACGTCGTCATCGACCTGACTCCCGACGTGATCGCCGCGCTGGCAGAGGTTCAAACGCAGCGCGACGGATTCGAACCCGTGAAGGAATCTATTGAACCCACCTCTGCTGGCAGGGACTTCCCCACCCGTGTCCATTTCCCGTGAAATGTGCCATCGGCGTTTCCCACATAACGGGGCGTTCTGACGTTGACTCCAGGGCCACCGGCAAATGGCCGGATCAAAGCTCGAATCCAAGTTTCTATTGCTCTGGCGGGTCGCCGGAGGTCCTCCCCTGGAGCGTGAATTGCAGTTCCACCCAAAGAGGAAATGGCGTGCGGATTTCGCACACTTGGGAAGCCGGACGCTGATCGAAATTGAGGGAGGAATTTTCCTCCCCGGAGGTGGCCGGCACAGCCGCGGATCAGGTTACGCCAAGGACGCCGAGAAGTATCTTGAAGCGGTGTTGGCGGGCTGGACGGTCCTGCGTCTGACCGAACGCCAGCTCGAACTCGACTTCATCGAGCGGATCGTTGCGTGGATCAATACTCTTCAGGGAGCATCACACACGTCGATTGGCGACCAGCCTCCGTGATGATGTAGATGCGTTTGCCACCGCCGACCCGGTAGCAACTCAAGATGCGGTCGCCGTGGATCAGGGCATCCTCGTTCGCCTGCTTGTCGCATTCGTCGAGATCGCCCCAATCGCCGCAGTGGTGGCGGTGCATGTAGGACGCCAGGTCGATACCAAGGGCTATTGCTCCGGGAGTCGCGACTGTCCTTCCCAGCGGGAAGCGTGGTTCCATGATTCGGTATGGCATATTCGTTCAGTCGTTGGAGGTTCCCCATTCCGGGTGGCGCTTGCCGGTGGCGATCAGGCCAGAAGCAAGCATGTCTTCGACCAGGGCCTTCGGCGGCCACGGGCGGTGCGGTTTTCCGGTCTGCATCTTGGATGCCCGTGCGGTGGCGCGGCAGTAGGACGGCAGGTCGGCTTCCGGGTTGAAGCTGTCGGCCCGGAGTTGGGTCATCAGGTCGGTGGCATCGGCGACGGAGAATGTCGCGCCGTCGATGGTGTGGTATTCGGTGTTCATGGTGGTCATTGTCATTGGTGGAAATCAGGCGGCCAGTTTTTTGGCGCGGGCAGTGTAGAATGTCGTCAGTCCCCTGGCGTCGATGGCTTGGAAGAACCACTTCATGCGGGGCATTCCGACTCCGTTGTCCTCGGGGCGGTTGCGGACGGCGGCGGCGGATTCGGCGGCGTCGAACATGCGGGCCATCAGTCGCACCCAGTTGGTGATCTTGGCCGGATCGGTGGTTCCCGAGTGGTGACGGACTTCGAGCGTCTGATGGCGGAAGTAGGAATGAATGTTCAGCTTCCGATAGCGGCAGGGGTAGAGCTGCTTCATCTGATCCATGTTTCGGCAGGCGTCGATCTTGCGGAACATAACGTCGCATCCGTAGTAGTGCATGATCGCGGAGCCAGTGTTGCCGCCGTGCTCGATGTTGCTCTTGCAGAACTGGTTGGTGCTGCCCCGGCGGGAAGAGGGTTGGAAAGTGTCGAGCACGTCCTCAAACTTGGTCCACATCTTGAAGAGGTTCTTCACCGCTTTCAGCGACATCGTGCGGGCGTCGAAATGGACATGAAGTCCACAGCGCCGGTCCACTTGGGCACCGGCGGCTTCGAGTGCGGCGGCAGCGATCCTGAGTTCATCGATGCCGGCTTCGCCTTCGAGGACCGGCGAGACGAGTTCCAAACCGCAGGAGCCGTCGGTGACGATCTTCCAATAGGGCGTGGTGTCGTGGGTGTAGTAGGAAGATTCGACCCGGATGCCTGCGGCTCTCAGGCTCATGACGGCCTGCTCTTTGGTGATGGTGGAGAGGAATTCAATCTCGACTCCGAAGCGGCGGGACATGCTTGGCGTTGTCATGGGTAATATCTGCCATGGTGCCACCTCACGTCCATGGCTAAGTGGAGTTAGACGAAAAAAGACATAATTTCTCCGCATCGTTTCACTCATAAAGTGTGCCAATCAAAACAGATTCAGAGCGTGCGGAATGACTCCTGATTGGCACGCGTTGTGACGTTCATGCACCGTGCCAAATCGTTATCTAACGGACTAAGTAATGGCCGAAAGAAAGACGAAAAAAGACATGGACTCAAGTTGTCAGACTGGCAGATGAAGGATGATGAAAGGGACTTCCAACACCGGAAATGACACCGCATACGTCACCGGAATGTTAGTCCTGATCCGCCCCGAGTGGGATGGAGACAACGCGCTCCATGTGATCGCCGAATGGAACGGCGACCGCGGATTCATCCGGCCTGTCGAATGGCCGAACGGCGGGATCATCCCGACCGAACTCGTTACCGCTGAAATGATCCAACCCGCAACCATCAACCCCTGAAACCACCATGTACACCGCCAGTGAAATAGACGCCATGACCATCGAGGAAATCGAACAAGTCGCCGAACTGCTCACCGATGAAGCCCGCGAGGAATGGGCTGCCGCCGGATATTCCGGCGAGTCCTACTGCAATCTCGGAATGAACGACGCCGAGAAATCCATCAACTCCCACTGAACTGACCAACCCCAACCAAACACCAACATGGACATCGAATACATCAAACAGCACCGCCGCCTGACCCTCGAATACGGGCGTGGCGAAACCTACTGCTCCAACAAGCCGACGCTCTACGGTCACTCGACCTACGGCCGCAGCTCGGTTCTCGCCGGTCGCCCGCGCCGGGTCTTCCTCGAATGCTGGGACGATCTGGACACCGCCCGTGCCGAACTCAAGGCCGCGAAGATCCGCTACTCCGACCTCTGCGAGTCGGGCGGATCCACCCACATCCCGGTGGATGTCATCACCGCAGGTCTGCCCGACGAGGACATCTAACACCCAACACCGAGATCCCATGAAATCAGAATCCGACATCCTCGATAAAATCCGCAAACTCCTGCGACTGGCCGACCGCTCCCGCGGTTCCACCGAGAACGAAGCGAAAGTGGCACTGGCGAAGGCGCAGGAATTGATGACCCGTCACAACATCGACTCGGCGCTGCTCCGCATGGAGCGTGGCGAATCGGGAGGCGGATCGTTCACCGTCAACAAGGGCAAGGTCGATCTGCCGAAGACCCTCAACCCGGCGGACCTGATGATCCTCTCGATCCTTCAGGCGCACTTCAACGTGAAGACCATCCTGATGCCCAATGGGCGCGGGACTCCGGTGGACATCATCGGTGCCGCCGCCGACATCGACTTCGCCATCTACGCGTTCAACTACTTGCGGCAGACATTTTTCCGCTGTTGGAACGAGTTCAAGCGGACGCATGCCAATCCTGACAAGGCATCCTACTATCGGGGCTTGCGCGACGGCCTGAACGCCGAACTCAAAGCGGCGAAACAACGGGCCGAACAATCCTACGCCAGCGACCAGCGCCAGGCATACGGACTGGTCGTAGTGGACCAGCAGGCGGTCATCACCCGATACGTCGAGGACAATTACGGCAAGCTCCGCAATCGCAACACCCGTTCACGCCGCCTGCATTCCGGCAGCTATGTCGCCGGGGAGTCAAAAGGCCGGACCATCCAAATCAATCGCCCGCTTCCATCATGAAAACCATCCAACAGAAAGACGAAAAAAGACATGGACGTGCCCAATCAGACGGGCAGATGAGGGATGCTATGACAACAGCATCACAGACTAACAACTACCTGACCAAGGCGATGCAACAAGGCATTCGCGGATTCGAGAAGAACGGCTTCACCGCCCGGCGCATCCTGCCGGTCGATCCGATGGCCGGCATTCATGCCCGCGAGTTCCGCGCCGACTTCGCCAAGCAAACTCCCACCGGACTGCTGGTGTTCAGCGTCCGAATCGACACCGACGGCAACGTCACCAACACCAAACCATAACCAAACACCACCATGAACAAACTGTATTGGATCGTCTGCGACGACAAGGAAACCAACGTATTCGAAGGCCGCTATCAGGGCCGCACCCGAGGCGAGGCATTGAAGTTCCTCAAGCAAACCATCGGGCGCAAGACCCTCAACGGACTGGTCTTCACCATCACCGAAATCCCGGTGCCACTGATCCGCGAGATCGTAGCGGAAATCCTCGCCGGGGGCGATGGCAATGTCACGCCAGCCGCGAACGTCGTGCCACTCACCCGTCCAGAACCCGAGGCCAGCCCGGGACGTTACGACGCATTCGCCGACGCTGCTGAGCCCGAGCCAACGCCAGCGGAGACCACGCCACCCAAGGCCAAGGCATCCAAGGCAAAAGCATCCAAGCCCGCCAAGAAGGTCGGCAATCCCGGCCACGGAGACGACCACTGGTCGCAGGTGAAAGCCTACTGGCTCGAATGCCGCAGCGTGAAGCAGACCGCCGAGCACTTCGGCCTATCGCCAAACACGATCAAGACCCGCAGTCGGAGGGAGGGCTGGGGCAAATGAGCGCACCCGACTGGACACCTGCCGTCGGAGGTGGCTCGACCGTCTGCCACTACTCCGACCGCACCGCCTGCACGGTGATCCGCATCAGCCCCAGCGGTAAGACCCTCTGGATGCAGGAGGACACCTCCGTTCTCGACGACTGGAAACCCGAGTTCGTCGCCGGTGGGTTTGGCGGTCATTGCACCAACAACACCGAGCAGACCTACAAATACTCGCCCAATCCCGAAGGGGCGACACACCGCGCCAGCCGCCGCAAGGATGGTTGGTTCCGCACCACCAACGGCGAGCCGGTCATTCCCGGCCGCCGCCAATTCCACGACTACAACTTCTGATGAAGGTCG